CTTTTAACAAAGTTAAAAGGCGATTTCCGCCTAAATATTTAAATAATAAAGGACATAAGTCCTATAATAAATCAGTTCCAAAGAACGCACAATATGGCCAAAGAGCCAGGAAAACATTTAATTCTCAAGTCAAAGATAATAAAAGAAATGATAAGGAAGAAGAAAATAATGAAACAAAAAAAAATAATAATAATGATGGAGGCAGAGACATAAAAAAAACAAAAAAAATAAAGACTACAGAAGAAATAATAACAGCCGATATGTCACGTTATTATGCAAAATATAATGGCAAAAGTAAGTTGAAAGAAGAAGAAAGCATAGCAAAAATTATCAATGAATTATTTACTCTTAATATCAAACCGTTGAAGAATTTAAAAAAAGAAGAAAATATAGAACAAGATCCACAAATCAATATTAATGAAAGCAAAAATGATGAATTACCATTTAGAAACACAAATCCACATGTCATATCACATTATGTCAGGTCAATAATGCTAAATGATTTGATTACAAGAAACATTTTCAAAACTATAGATTGTGAAGGTACAACTCAAACCAACAGATGCTTAATAGGAATAAATGATGGAAGATTGGTTGAAACAGGGTTAATAAGACATATGATACTATGCAGAATAGATGGAGCAGATATTACACGAGTTGAACAAACAAAAATGCTTATTAATAATTATAACAAAAAAATAGCAATGTCATTTTCACATAAACAATTACTAGAGATCAATAAAATACAGAATGAACAAGAACAAATGCAGAAAAAGAAAGAATTTATACAAGAAAATCTCAAACAACCATATATTTATTCTCATGATGGAACAATAGACGAGGTACTTCAACATATACAGCAACTGAAAGATGATAGAGACCAAGCCCAACAGTATTTAAAGACAATATCAAAAAAATTGAAAGCAGATAAAGATGCTAATACCAAAAATATAACAGTTAAAGAAAAGGAATCCAATGACCAAGTTCAGAAGATAAAAACAATCAAGGACCAATGTAGATTCAAAGCATCATTAAACAAAACCACTAAAGAATTGCAAGAAATAGTAGATAAAAATACTAAGGAAGTTGATTTGTTTAACAGTAATGAACACAAGGATATGTCTGAAAACACACTTCAACAGCACCAGAAAGAAAATGAAGATAAATTAGCATTCAATAGAATGTGCGGGGATTTCATAGCAGAATTACAAAAGAATAAAATGACAGAACAATATGATAAGGAAGTTGAAAAGTTACATCAACTACAACAAGAAATAGTCGATCTTTACAAAAAAAATGAAAATATTGATAATGATAAGGAAGGAACTAAAGCCTTAGAAGATTTTGAAGTAGCAGATGAAATATACAAAGCAGCCAAATTCCCTTTAAATTCAACATATAACTTAACAGATGTTATATATTATTTAACAATTGATACACTTTATAAAATGACAGAAGATCTAAAAGAAGGTGTAGTTATAATAGGTAATGTACACATCCCCAAATATTTAGATATGGAAGATCACATAATTCAATTTGGAGATAGAATAGAAGGCAAGTATAGAATTACACCAACAAATGTAAATGAAGCTCGAGAGTATTATGAACTACATGAATGTAAGATATCAATGCAAATGTTAGGAAATGACACAATATATAACCACCCATTACAATATATGGAATTCATACCTGTTCAAGGTACACGTATTATAACACCTAGAAAGAAGTACGAATATCTATTAAAAGTATCCACAATATCACAAGTAGATTGTGGGGCCACACATTACGTGAGTTTTACAATAACAAAAATAGAAAATCCTAAAAATTCAGATTATATGATAGATACAGTATTTAATTATAACATAATACAAAAAATACCATATAACTTAACCCTTATAGATCGATATATAGATGCAAATAGTATTGAGGATGAAAGGTGTAATCTAAGAAAATATAATAAAAAACAAAGATTGAATGATGAAGATATATATAAAATAGCTAAAATGCATGCCCAAATAGATGCTAATGCATTATGTTTAAGAAAGAATAAACCCTATTATAATTATATTAATGATCCTTACTACAATAATTATCAGGAAAGAATTCAAAAGTGGTGCAAAAATACATCAAAAATTATAGCTACTAAGTTCAAAAATACAAAAATATGGATAAAAAAAATATTCAAATGCTTTAAAACAATGCCAAAACCAAATACCTATCAAGATATTAGAAATGAGAATAAAAATGATATAATAAACATAACAAATAACACCAACTCCACTATAAGTGAAATAAGTGATTCATCACGACATATTAACATATTAGATACAATAAATGCTATACAGGAAGAAAAAAATGATAATGAAGAAATGCCTGAGTTTTACGTTGTTATATATAAAAAAAATGATCATCTGTATCAGATAGGAGATGATACAATAAAAATAGATGATTATATAAAAAAAATAAAGTTAATAGCTGATACATCTATTAACATGAGAGTTGATAAGAAGAATCAAGAAGAAGAAGAAGAAGAAGAAGAATCAGACGATGAGTATGATGACTTTGGAGATCCTAAATTAACATATGAAGAGAATAAAGAATACCAGAGATTATTACTAAAATATGAATATATTAAGACCCTGAATCCATCCCAATCAATCCAGAATAATTATTCAATAATATACAAAGAAAGAAAAATGAAAGCTGAATTGGAATTACAGCAAAAAAATTTAAGAGAAAGCCAAGTGAAAGAATTGAAAGAAAAACTCCAACCTAAAAATATACTGGCATCTACTATGAAAATGCATAATGAAAAACAACAGTTTAGATATAAAGACGGAAACTATTACTTAGTCAAAACAAAGTATAACACATTCCGTAGGAATTACTTATACATAAAAGCTCCATACTTAGAAACATTAGAAGAAGTTGAAGAAGCTGTTGATGCATCCTTAAAATCTAAATTAGTTGCAAAAATATTAATGATGGGAAGTATAACTCGTGATACGATAGGCACACTTGTACAATTTATAGCAAGAGAATCACCGGACAAAGATGTTATTACTTATGTACTACCATTGATAGCTACAGTATTGAAGAATAGTCTTGAAGCTGAGAAAAAAATATTATATATGAGTGAGAGTCAAATAGTATGGACCATCAATCAATTAAAAGATAACAAATTCGAATTGAAAGAAGTACCAAAATCCACTAAAGTAGAAATTATACTCAATACACTAACCAGAATGATAGGAGCAAAACCCACATACAAAAAGGAATTATTACCTGACATTAATGATATAGGAAAAAAATATAATGAGTATGATAACAAGCAAAAAAAGAAACAGAAAAATTTTTAGAAGAGGTCAGCAATTCACACAATAAATTATATAATAATAAATTATTATGTAATCTAACTCAATTTTATCATCATAATAGATTTTTCCCTACTTACAACTCCGAAAATATGATGAAACATGCTAAACCTAACAACACACTTGATTTTTCAGACATAAAGAATTTCTTCCATCCCATACTTAAATTAGTACCTTATGATTCCGTACCAAATGACATGATAGGAATATTTGATAGTATGGTACAATTAGGTTGGATATATAGAAATAAACAAGGTTATAATGCAAAGGAGGGTTTTGGTTTCCCTAGAGTATTAATAAATATACCTCAAGAAGAAGATGATTTGATAGAGTTGAGTTACTTACATAATAAGAATCATTATGATCAAATAAAAAAAATATTTGTAAAAACATTACCGCGTTGCAAATTACGGGAGTATACTAATGCTATAAATAATATATCACCTGCAGAGATAACTGATATACAGAAAAATAAAATATTATTTGAGCGAACATTAGGTAATACAGAAGACCCAGTCAATGTTATAGCATATGGGAATAACAAGCAAACATTATTTGCTGCAGCAAAAAGGCAAATGAAAACCGCACCCACACCAGATCCAAACATATTACAACAATTCATTAATTACTCAAAAAAAATAATAGATGATGAGTTAGGACCATATTTAAAACATTTTTCATATGATGTAACTCAATGGATTAATCATTTGAATTATGCTAAACAAAAAGCAATAATCCCTATTCATGAGTACTGCCAAGGTACATTAGATACAACAAGATACACAAAAAAACAAATGAGAGACATGTTATCACTATCTTATACTGCTATATGTAAGACTGAATTACAACCACCAGATGGTAAACCAAGAATGGTATGTTCAATACCTCAAATGATTAAGTACACCATGGGACCTGTTACATGGAAATTAGAAGAAATATGTCAGCAACAATTCAAAGGATACTGTGGAGGAAAGAATTTACAACAAATGGCACAAGATATCAATAAATATTTGAGTCAAGGATTCACAAAAATTGTAGAAGGTGATGGTTCTGCATTTGATAATACACAGGACGTTACATTGAAAGAAATAGATAGATATATATATAGACAAATAACTCATTCCATTTATCATGTATCAAAGAAAAAATTTAGGAAGATTAGCCAGGCAATGTACAAACATATGAAAATCAAATACAGTTATAATAAACACATGAGAACTTATTTTTCTTATTACATACTAGGTACTGTATTTTCAGGAGATTGTGATACTACACTTTGTAATACACTTAGAATGGCTTTATACAATAGGTTTGTTAATGATCAAGCAGGGTTAGTGTATGGCAAGGATTATATAGTCTTCTCCAAAGGGGATGATTTTTCAGTATTATACAAACCTTACATTCAAGATGACGTGATACGCCAAATATATAATAAATATTTCCTTAATAAACCAGACACACAGATGGAATTAAAAGATATAAGACAATATGGTATTGGACAAATACTCAAATTCTTAACTATAGGAAAACCAGATACTTTTTCTTTTTGTTCATTACGTAGCTGGTATACTAATATTAATGAATCAGAAATAACTCTAACTAGAGATCCAAAAAAATTATTTAACGAATCTTTGTATAGTATTAAATACAAAACTTACAATATACAACAAAGAGCAGCATATCATTTAGATCTTGCCATGTCCTATATCACAAATTATTATGGCATAGACATTTTTCATATCATGGCACAAGCACATTTCCAGGAGTATAAAAAATATAAAAAACTGCTGTATAAAAAATATGCAAAAATACCAGATCCTCTAATGCTTGATACTACAATAAAAATAAAAATAAAATCAGCATATACAACACTGGTCAAAAAACAATTCAAGCAGGGACCTCAAAAAACATTATATACTGAGAGTGAGTTATTTGGAAAATTCATATATCTGTACAATAGAGTGCCTAATAAAAATTTTTATAAAATAATGGGAAGTTACTGGGAAACTATGAAGAATATATTGGCAACAAGAGAAACATTAAACAAAGAGCAATTAAAATGTATCAATCAGCAAATAAATTCAGAATTCAACATAGATTATCTCAAAGCATTAGTAAACCAAAAAAACATACTTAATTATCAAGAAATGAAACAACTTTTAGAAAAAGAACTACATACTTTCAAAGTGAATTGTTGACCTTAAAAATAAACACTATGAAAACTACTAGAAAAGTTAAATCTAGAAAACAACAACAATCTAACAAAATCATGACTCAGAAGAGGAAACAAAAACAGACACTTAGAAGAAATAAACGTAATATAGCCAGAAAGAATCTACGATTACGCAGAATCAAAGCCAATCAAATCAGACAGAATATAAAAAATGAAGAGGATAAAAAAATAGATGAATTAACTCAGATGATCAAAAAAATGCAATTAGGAGGTGGCTCAATGATAAATCCCTATTATAAACCAATAAATATAACAAATAATAGAGCATTTTCAGCAAGGGAACTTTACTGCATGGGACAAAATCAATCACTCATAAGAACTCATAATAAAGTTATTTATGTGAATAATTACACATCAACAACTGTATCTATAGGCAATGACATAGGTTATCTACTATGGTTCCCTTACTTCTATCCCAATTATAATAATGATTACATGATAAATACTGAACAAGATGAGCAATATGAGGTTGACAGAGCATGTGGTCTATTAAGATTTTATCGAGGAGTGCTTAAACCTCTTCCTACAACCAGGATAGACATGGAAGGTGAGTACAGATTAGTATCTGCTACAATGAAAGTAACTAACATAACAGCTAATACAAATAAAGGGGGATGTTATACTATATATAGATTAACTAATGATACAGGTACTCCATTTTTTTACAACTCACAACATGTTAATACAAATACATCACCAATGTTAGACCAAATACCACCCATGATGACATCAAACTATGACTCAAATCCAACAAAATATTTATTTAATGCCAATGAAGTTGCTTACGCAGATGAGTATAATATATATGAAGGAAACACAATATTTCAAGGTTGGGAAGAATATATGGGTATGACTTATTCACACAGATCAAACTACACAGATGTATCAATAATGGATTTCAATCCTCATGGTATAAACGTTAAGTATTTAGTTAAAGTAGATGGAATAGCTGCAGAGCAAACTTATAAAATAGAAACATGGCAACTGTATGAAATTATACCGAAACAAACATCTATAATTGCAGCTTCTGCAAAATTACAGGAACACGTAGTAGCACCTCATGTCTTGACTAGTTTAAAGAAGAAGTTCCCTATATATAGATCAGACTAGGCTCATGTGCATGGGCCCCAAAAATAAAAATTATGGAATATATTACCCCTTGTGGTGACACAGAGTTAGATAAACCCATGTACAAATCAGTTTTTAACAACATTAAATTTCTCAATAATTTCTTAAAAACAATAATATCATATTTAAACAATGAAAAAGATAGAGATATAGATAAGAAAATGACTGTACTCTATAATGAATTGAAAAAATACAACACAAGATTGATGAATTATATGGAAGAGAGGCAAATAAATTACATCATGAAGAATAATGATATCAATGGTTCACCAAAATACGTTTATAAATTATTAGAAAAAGAACAAATTGATGCAATCAATATCCTAATAAATTTACCGTCTATTGATAATGAAATAAATACTATAAATGAGAAGTTACAAAAACAAATAAATAAGGCAGAAGAAGAAGCAAAAATAGAGATTAAGCCTAATCAGGTTTTCAATGATATGGCAAAAAACAACATTAAGTTTAATGAATTTGAATTTATAGAAAGAGAAAATTACAAAGAAAAGAATCAAGTCAATGAAATTCCAGATTATAACACAATCAACAAAAATAAATCAGAAGGAGAATCCATACCACCAAAACAAGATAAAACAATAATCACAAATACCACTATAATGTCACACAGACTCAAAGACTCAAACTATTTAAGTAAATACAACAATCAAATTATAGAGGTAGTTGGCGACAACAATGATTCAGTTAATGGATTTTATAAGATCACAAATGGCATACCAACTAAAGTAGATTCTTATGGTTTAACACGTAATCAAAGACGCAGACAAAACAAGAAACAAAAAAATGAACAACACTAAGTACAACAAATAATTCATTAATATTCTTTAATTTTATTTTTGGATTTTAGAAACACTATTAGTCAGAAAAATTGTGAGTGGAAATGTTTGAGACTTAAATTAAGTTGCTAGAAGTACTTTTTAATATTATAAATATATAAATAGTTAATTATTATTTATTATTATAAATATATAAATATTAATTTACTCTTTTTACACTTTATAAATACTATAACATAGTTAATATAAAAAGATAAATGATTTGCATGCCACTAAGAGTCACTAAAGACATAAAGTAATTAATATTAAGATGACTGGAAGTGGTGTACCTGGTGTGCAGCACCTTAAGACTGTACCCAGAAGTAAGTATGATGCAACCTCTGATTTATACTCAAACACTCACCTAATAGTCTCTGCTAACATCAATTACAGAAATACTTGGGAATTAAATGGCGAGTCAATCTGGCTGAAATGCCAGAAACAAAGAAAAATGGGGCAAGACCCAGCCTATACTTTATGTATAGG